TTTCGGCCGGGAAACAGCCCATGAAGGGGTTCAAGAGGATCGAATAGGGTTGAGAAGGGTCCTGTGAGGGATTCCCACGTATGCACACAGACGCCCAAATGCGAGCTACCCCTACTTCGGACCCACGTACCCCTCTTGGGGCCGCCTTGTGAGCATCATTACCCATGATGACCCACCTCCATACGTGGCTTAGGTATGCGGCTTGTGTGCTGCATGGCAACGGGCAAGCAACGATGCCCATGTCCCTGCCCAGGCCGGCTGGCCTGACCTGACCCACACACACGTCATAGGGGGGGAGGGGAGTGGTCACACTTTCGCGACTCCATTTCTTCATTTCCTCCCGCTCCGTGCATTTTTCCCACAAATACGAGTTCTGTTGCGCCATGTTTCGGGGTAAGGTGCCCATATTGCTTGGTTCCGTCCGTCATACTGTGCAATACTGACACTAGTTCCAACCCTATCCTGTTAGGCTTGGCAGGCGGGGGGTTGAATCAACGCGGTCAGCCAAATGTGTGTCTTTGGACACGCCGCTGTCGCGGCAAGCCAAGATATTGCCAGGTCGCCTTGGCTCATTAGGGGCGTCCTATATCTGGAGAAGCAATGAAGTATTCTCGCACGAACGAGTTGGAGACGGTCTGGTCGCACTATAAGTGTGTAGATCTGAATTGTCCAGGGAAGCACCGGTCGGGTCTGAAGTCGGACCATGACCGTCGCGGCTGGATCCAGCTTGAGGTTGGTCGCAAGAGGGGTCGGATGGTGCAGGATGATTCCGATAACCGCTGACTTGGAGGGACCTGCACGGGAGATCACGGTTGAGCCCCTGGAGGTTCCGGAGCCCGTAGAAGTCCCGCAGGAGGCACCTGCGGAGCCTGTGCCGGCCTGATGGACGGCATGGTGGGGGATCACACTGGTGCCCCAGACCTCATTTCCCCCGTTGCGGGCTACAAGGTTCTTCAGCTCTACAAGACCGGCCACTTGCACAGCCCTTATCATCGGGCGTGCGAGTGGGTCACGAGAGATCAACTGGCCGAATGTCGTAAGCACGACCAGTACTCCTGGACGAACTGGGGGACGAAGCTGCCGGTGAAGCAGCATGGTCCTGCTCACCAGGCGCCGCATCTGGATTGCAAGTGCGGCTTGTACTCGTACCATGAGGTGGGCGAGTTCTATGAGCGTTACACCCCTGTGTATGGGGGCCTTGCGGTTGTGGCGTTGACTTCTTGTTGGGGCCGGCTGATGAATCATGAGCGTGGGTTCAGGTCGGAGCATCAGCGCATCGAAGCGTTGTCGGTGGATACCAGCGACAAGTTTCGGTTGCAGGATGATGAGAGCGTGATCCGCACCCGTGTGGAGAAGGTTCTTCTTTTGGCTGAACGGTGGGGTATCCCGTTTGTGCCTGATTGGCGTGAACTTCCGCATGTTGCTGCGGAAATGAACTTGTTCCCGATACCGAAGTCGCTGCTTCCCGTTGAAGATCCGTCTACCACATCCTGAAGGCTCCTTCTTCGATGTCGAGACAGACGACCTTGACGCCGCAGAGCTAGCAGAAGTTCACGCTCAGCTCGCCGCCTATGATGCGCTAACCGAGAAGAACCCTCTTTGGAAGTTCCGCCCGTTCGGAACGGAAGGCAAGAATCATGGGGCACAGATCGCATTCCTCGCCCACAAGCCCTCTTCGGACGATGTGGACATCAAGCTTGGTATCGCCGGCAACCAGTCCGGCAAAACGACTATCGGCATCGTTGACGATCTCATTCAACTATGTGATGAGAACGCCCTTCCGCCCTGGCTCCGGCAATACAAGCATTGGAAGCCGCCATTCAAGCTCCGTGTCGTCACGATGGATCTCAACACCCATCTGCACGGCGTCTTCATTCCCAAGTTTCAGGAGCTATGTCCGAAAGAGCAGCTAAAGGGCGGCTCGTGGGACGAAGCGTTCAACAAAACTAGGCGTGTTCTGGAGTTCAAGAACGGCTCACAGGTCCAGTTCCTATCAGCGGACCAGTCCCGTGAGGTACATCAGGGCTGGACGGGTGATCGGATCCACTTTGATGAGGAACCACCCCCTCCGAACGGCTACGACATTTACCGGGAGTCCCGTTTCCGCGTGATGGCTCGTCGCGGCCAGCTCATGTTCACCATGACACCCCTCTTGGGCCTTTCATGGACTTACGATGAGCTGTGGATGAGGCGAAATGACCCCGATGAAGGCGTTTTCGGGTGTCAGTGGAGCCTAATGGACAACGTTGAGATCCCTCCTGACGCTGTGAAGCGCGAAATCGCTGCTTGCAGGTCGGATCGGGAGTTCAGGGCACGTATTCTTGGTGATTTCACGTCGTTCAGGGGCCGTGTTTTCGAGCAGTTCGATGAAAACCGGCATATTGTGCCCCCGCCGAAGCCGGAAGCACTGAAAGACCTGGACATCATTGTTGGGATCGACCCGGGACTGTCTAAGGGCGGGGTTGTGTGGTGCGGTTTCGACAAAGAGAACCGAATGGTGGTCTTTGACGAACTGTACTTCAGCAACATCCCGATGGCTTCCCCGGATCCGAAGGTTGAAACGGTCGTAAAGCACATTCGTATGAAGAATGCGCGATGGGGCATCAAGCCACTGTTCTACGTGGTGGACCCTGCAAGCCGTATCCGCGACATGGTGACCGGCACCGAGTCGGTGATGACGACCATGATCCGCGAGGGGTTCGTGACCATTGCCGGTGAGAACGACCGTATGCAGGGAATCCTTGAAATGTGGGGCCGGCTGGAAGCAGACCCCCCCGCACTCATCGTGTCGCAAGCGTGCCATAACTGGCTGCACGAACGCGACCGGTACCTCGTTCACGCGGACGAAGAGGGCGGCGAGCAGAAGCCGAAAGCCGGGAAAGGCACGAGCTTCACGACGCTCGGCCCGGATCACTTGATGGACCCCACACGCTACGTGGCTATGTCACGCGCCTGGGGTGTCCTCCCTCCTAAAACCGGACCCACCGTCGTGGATATCCAGAGAAGTATTCAAGAGGGTCGCGCACCGGACATGGCCGGTTTCAGGCGACCGTATGAAGACTAGTCCCACCCGAAAGGCGGACACATGGCAGAAGCAATCAAGAAGGCCATTGAGGCCGAAGTGGCAGGCATGGAAGCGGACGAACTGCGCAAGCAGGTTGAAGACCTTCAGAAGCAGCTCAATCAGAAGGAAGAGATCCTTGATGGTGTCGCTGACGGCCAAGTGCGCTGCCTGCAAGACGGCTGCGATTACGGGGTCCATGACGCCAAGTTCACTCGTGATGAGTGGAAGAAGTATTTCAAGGATGAGCGAGGCAACCTGACGGACCGGGTGGAGAACAGCACAACCTACTGGCATCTCCGGGACCAGGACCCCAACTGCCCGAAGTGTGATTACCCGCTGAATCATTTGCATCCCGGCGCCTACGCGGTGCCGCACGATCCCAACAAGTTCAAGAGAGACTAATGGCTTCCAGCGTCACAACCACCTCAGCGTTCGTCAACGCCGCAGCGAGCGGTACCGATACCGCCTTCTCTGGTGGCACGCTTCCGAGTGCCAAGACGGGCTCCAGGGTGGCCGTGTATGGCGTCGTCATCAACCAGGGTGACACCACCCCTTCGACCGTGACGCTCAACTCTAAGGGTTCTGGTGCGGGAACTGCTATCTCCTGCTTGCTGAAGGCTCCCGCGAACGGTGGTTTCGTTCTGCCGACCGGCCCTGAACCGTATTTCACGACGAACGTGAACGAGGGCTTGACGGTCACGACGGGTGCCGGCTCGGCCACCGGCATTCAGGTGGTTTGGAAGTACGTCTACTAGGAATGTTGGCTCTCCTGATTCCGGGTGTCGGCATGGGCGGTAGTTCCGCGTCCGCCCCAACAGTGATACCCGGGCTCCTTCCCCTGATGGGTGCAGGCTCGTGATTCTCGTCCTAGTTCTATGTGTGTGCGTGTGCGCAGTCTACTTCGCGATGGTGAAGCGCTTGCAGCGTTTCCATTTGGAGCAGGTGGCAAAGCATGACGCAATTCAGGAGCAGGCGGTAGCCATTCAGACACAGGCGGAGCTGAACGCGGCGGACCATCGGCAGGCCATAAACAAGATGCTGAATGTTGCGAAGCAGGCGACATGGGATGCGAAGGATCATCAGCACACCACTGACAAGATGCTGATTGACGTGCGGCAAACGCTGGAGAAGAACGCTGACCTTGCGAATCGTGCGCAGAAACTTCTCCAGGATGTCGAAATCCTAATGAACGATCCGCGCGTCCAAAGGGCGATCAAGAGTGGCTGACAATACTGTACTGAACACCGGGGCAGGTGGCGATACCATTGCCACCGATGATGTCGCCGGAGTCAAATACCAGAGGGTCAAGCTTGTTGACGGCACGCTTGACTCCGCGACAGCCATTCCTGGTGATGCCACCAACGGACTGGACGTTGACGTTACCCGGGTCCAGGGCACAGTTACTGTCGCCGGCACCGTAACCGCCAATGCTGGTTCGGGCACCCTGGCGGTCAGCAATGCGGGCACGTTTGCAGTTCAGGACTCGCAGGTTCTGGTTGACAACGCTGGCTTCACCGACGGCACGACAAAGGTTTTCCCTGCCGGTTACATCCTGGATGATACGGCAGGCATTGCTCTGACGGAGAACGATGTTGCTGCTCCGCGTATCAGCACGAACCGTGCGACGGTAGGGGTCATTGAGGACGGGGCGACTCGTGCCCGTTACGCCACTGTTTCCGCTTCCAACGCGCTGAAGGTCGATGGGTCTGCCGTCACGCAGCCCGTCTCCGTCGCGGCGGTTGTTCACGTTGACGACAACTCCGGCTCCCTGACCGTTGACAATGCGGGCACGTTCGCGGTCCAGGTGGGGCCTTCCACTTCGGGTGGTCTGACGATTGGTCCGGGCTCCGGCGCAAAGCTGATTTCGGCTGCGAGCACCAACGCCACTTCAGTGAAGGCTTCGGCCGGCCAGGTCTACGGCTGGTATCTGTCGAATGCGAGCGCGACCGTGCCGGTGTTCGTGAAGCTTTACAACAAGGCTTCATCGCCCACTGTGGGCACGGATGTGCCTGTCATGACGATCATGGTGCCTTCGGGTTCGGCTGCCAACGTTGAGTATTCGCAGGGAATCGCGTTCGGTACAGGTATCGCCCTCGCCATCACTGGGGCCGTTGGGGATGCGGACTCCACCTCGGTCGCGGCGAACGAAACTGTAGTCAACCTTCTCTTCAAGTAATGCCTACCGACTACCGTCTCATTGTGGTGGTTCGCGCGTCCCGCGTGGATGCAGCGAATGCCGCTTACAAGTCCAGTTACGCAGATTGACGTTTACATAAGTTCGTGGCGGATGGTGGCCGGAGACGGTCCGCGACTCCGACAGGCGTTGCGGAACGCGGGCTTCAGCAACCGTGAAGTCGGCCTTGTTCGCGTGGGTGGCACTCCAAACATGACCGATGATCTGTGGGCGTTCGACGGGACCGAAGAGACGGAGGGGGCGTGGACGGCAGTTCAGGTTCGTGCCGCACTTGGTCTGGACTTTATTGAAACCGTTCATCCGTGACGGTCCCCACCGACCTGAGCGGGCTTCGGCTCTGGCATAAGGCTGATGCTATCGGCAGCCTCGCCAACAACGATCCGGTCACCACATGGATTGATTCCAGTGGTCAGGGCTTCGACGCTGGTCAAGCAACTGGTGGTAGCAAGCCGCTGTATAAGACGAACATTCAGAATGGGTTGCCCGTTGTCCGCTTCGATGGCGTTGATGACTTCTTTTCGAATGTGACGTGGTCAGGCATTGTTGATAGTACGGGTGGCGGCATCTACACCATTCTCGGGATGATAAACGTCGCCTCTTCAGCGACCGGAGCTGCTGCCACGTATGACGATGCTTGCATCCTCACCGACGCTGGCGGCAACACTGGTTACGCGCACACTCGTGACGCCACCGGCTCCCTGACTGTCAGGGCTTACAACTGGGATGGCAACGAAGACTTTGCTTCCGTCACTGGCGTTGGCTATAGCGCGTGGCGCAAAATAACCCAGGACCACGACAACACCACGCTACGTATCAAGTCGCAGGGTGGCGCGTTTGCAACTGCCGCATCGGGGGCTCCTTCGGCTTCCGGTTCGATGTTGTTCGGTTCTAACTATGCCGGCGCGAAATTCTTCGCTGGGGACATAGCAGAGATTGTGCTTTACGACCGGGTTCTGACCGATCCGGAGCGCGACAGCATTGAGCTGTACCTGTTCAACAAATGGACTCCCGGTGGTGTGACGAAACGAATGTTTGCCTCACTGGGGGTTGGTAGGTAATGACAATAGTTTTACTGTTCCTCGCTGTCCTGGTGGCACGCGAATACTTCATTCAGCGTGAACGGGATCAGTGGGCTAGCGAACGCAGCGAACTCCTGCAACGCATCCAAGCACCTGAGGTCGCCGTCGTGGACCACTCCCGTGGTGAGGATTGGGAAGCGCCTGACCCTTCGCCGGCCATGTCCGATGAGGACCTGTGGAAGCTCATGAGAAGCATTGACTGATTACGCACCCACAACCGCCGAAGCGATGCGCCCAGACATGGGGGTTCCCTCGCGGCCCCGGCTGATGGCGGGACAGTCGCTTCCCCCCAGTCTCACGAAGCGCTTGGATCGTGGCCGCATCCCAATGATGCGTGACGCCCCATTGCGCCGCCTGTGCCACAAGTTTGAGCGCGGGGAAACGTACTGGAAGTTGAATGAGAAGAACGGTCTTGTTCAGGATTCCACGATCACGTACACGATGCAGCAGGGCGGCAAGCCCCCGCACCGGATCCGTAACCGTTACAACTTCATTCGCCCCCTCGTTGACAGCAAGGTTTCCAGCTCAACACAGCGGATCCCAAGTTACGACGTGGCTGCTACCACGTCGGACCCAAATGACATTGATGCGGCCGACATCGCTAAGAGCGTAGCAATCTATGGCTACGACAAGTGGCGTGTGAAGGATGCTTCTCGTCGCGCGGTGAAGAACGCTGTGGTGTCGGGTGACGGCTATGCGTGGCCGTACTTCGATCCGAACGTTGGCCCGTACGCGCAGGTTGGTAGCCGGTGGGTGGGTCAGGGCGAAGTGAAGCTGATGATCCTGAACGGCAACCAGGTGTATTCGGAGCCTGGGGTCATCTTTGAGAACTCGCGCTGGTTCGCGGTTGAGATGCTGATGCCGATGGAGGATGTCCGGGAATGGCCCGGCTTCGACTCCCGCATTGTCCTCACGGCGGACGGTAGTTCCACGGATAGTCCTGGTAACCGTTCGGAGTCGGACAACCTTGTGGTTGTCACTTGCTACTTTGAGCGGCCTTGCCCGAACTACCCTCGCGGACGTTACTTCTGGGCGGCTAACAAGAAGGTCATTATCCCGGAAACGGATTACCCGCTTCTGGACGCGAAGGGCAATGTTCTTGACGAGCCGTGCATTCACCGGCTCAGGTACACAACGGACCCCGAATCAGACCATGACTTGGGTCTTGTCTACCAACTGATTGATTATCAGCGCACCATTCAGGACTGCTACAACAAGCTGCTTGAGTGGAAGAACCGGGTGCTGAACCCGCAGATGCTTTCCCCGGAAGGCTCAATGGGTGAGCGTCGCAATGACATCCCCGGCTACAACTACACGTACAAGCCGGTCGGGAACCTGAAGCCTGAATGGGAGCCGCCTGTCACGTCGTTCGTGCAGCCGCTCCAAGCGATCCTTGAGCAGGCCAAGCAGGACATGCAGTACGTCGCCGCTGACTTCGATATCAGCAACGTACTCGCCCCGAATGTTGCCAGCGCGAGTATTCAAGCCACTGCCGATCAGTCTACGGCTCGTTGGGCCGCATTCCTCTCCGATCTCGCGGAGTGGCATTCCCGGGTGATGCGGCATTGTCTGCTTCTCACGACACGCTATTACACGGAGCCTCGCCTTGTGCAGATCCGTGGTGAACGCGGTGTCACGAACCTTCAGGCGTTCCAGGGAGCGAACATCCTGGATCAGGTGAATGTCACTGTTGCCCCTGGTTCGCTTGAGTCGAAGTCTCATTCCGCGATACTCCAGGAAGTGTTTGGTTACTATGACCGGCAGATGATCAGCGCGAACGATGCGCTGATGGCGATTCAGACACGCAACACGGACGGCCTGACTTATTCGATGCAGGCTGACCGTAGCCGCATCAACAACATCATTCAGCGGATTGTTGATGGCACGATCATGCAGTCCCCGCCGATCCAGACCGTTGACCCGATGTCCGGCCAGATCATCACGGTCCCGTCGTGGATGCCGACAGCGCAGGATGACGCTGAAGTGTGGGACAAGATCCTGTCGGACTGGATGAAAACCGATCAGTACATGCAGCTCCCGCCAATGTTGCAGGAGCCGGCGAACCTGGTCGCACAAGCCATTCTCCGCCAGAAGATTGCTAAGGCGAACTTGCAGGCGCAGTTGCAGATGCAGACCGCGCAGAACCTTGGCATGTCGAATGCTGCGAAGCCACAAGGTCCGGGTGGAACTCCTTCCACTCCGGGTTCCGCCGGAACACCCCCCCCACAGTAGGAGATAGATGCCGACCGATACCTATGGTGCTGCCGTCTATGCCGATACCCCCACATGGTGGGGGCGGCTGAACGAGGCGACCGGAACGTCTGCCGCCGATCAGGCCGGAGGATCGGCAGGTACAACCACCGGTAGCCCCACCCTAGGTGTCGCCCCGCTGACCAATACAGGTAGGGCAATCTATTTCGACGGTACAGATGATGGAGTTTCGTTCCCGGACTCGTCGGCACAGCGTCCTTCGACCTTGGTGCTTGAGGCATGGATCACCCCGGATTCACCACCCAACTATGGCCCGGTCATCGTAAAGTCCAATTCGGCGTGGACCAACGGGTACGGCCTCGCAAATGTCAGCGGTAGTTTACGGTTCTGGATCAATCATTACAGCACCCAGAATTCAAGTTCTAACCATGTCAGTGTGACGATGCCGAGTGGTACCGCGCACGTTGTCTGCACTTACGACCTTACGCATCTCCGGGTTTACATTGACGGAACTGAGGTTCCCAGTTCTGCCGTCTCCTTGACCGCCGCGATCAGCCACGATACCGGCGCGCTACGAGTCGGCTATGACGGTGCCGGGGACTTCTGGAAGGGCGTCATTGATGAGCCCGCCGTCTACGCCAGCCTTTCGACCACGCGAATCACTGCCCACCACACCGCCGGGGTCACTCCTCGCCCGGCCCGACCCGCCTTCCTGAATCCTGATTCACAGTGGCGTCGCCCATTGGACGGTTCGGAATTCACTGATGGGCAGTCAACTGATATTGGTAAGTGGGTTGGGGATCGACTCTCCTACGAACGTAACGTACAAGGCAATGGGCCGTGGGTCGCCACATCGAACTCGTCGGGTTACGTGTGGATTGCTGATGAGGACACGCCGCTGCGAAAGGTTGTTATTCGCACCGACATTGGTTCCTCGCTGAAGGTGCCGCTCCAAGAGGTTTTCGATGAGGTCCCAATCGAAGACTGGTGGTACACAACTTACAACCCCGGTTTCGGTGGTGAGGATTCGGTCCTCAACGTCTATCAGCCTTCAACGGATACCCTGTGGGAGATTTTCTGGTTCCGTCGTAAGAACGGTCCAGGTGCCAGTGGCACACTCCCGGGCGGGGATACTGATTGGCTTCAGTCCCCATTTTTCGTGGGAGCGGACTCCAGCGCTTATGGCTCCTGTCACTGGGGTGGGGCGACAAAGAACGCCTCCAAGAGTTTCGGGGTTTACGACAACTCGTCGTGGCCTCCGCTGTCGAAGCCTAACTGGGGTGCAAGCGCAGGTAGCCACATTTTCATGGCCGGCATGATTACCCAGGAGGAACTTGATAACGGGGTGATTGAGCACGCTCTAGCCTGTGACTTCGGCATGATGCGCGCTGGTGTTGTTTCTCATCCGGCGTTCCGTACGGACGGTCTGAATGCTGATCCGTACTCGATTCCGTATGGCACGCATATGTATCTCCCGTCAAACATTGATCTTGATGCCCTTACGTTTGCGACGGACTTCGGGAAGATGATTGCTGTAGCCATGCAGAATTACGGCATCATCGCCCGTAACCAGACCGGCTCAGGCTTCTCTTTCTTCTGCGAGGATCCGCGTCCGTCCGGTAACGCTGAAGCATTCTGGCTTTCCAATGGCTCACCGAACCCCACCGGCTGGTTTGAGGGCTTTTCTCCCCCTGCCGCGCTCGACGGTATCCCGTGGGACAGTTTGGTAGTGATTGAGCAGTACAAGCACAAGACGTATCCGACGTTTCAGGTTGAAGGTGAGCCTACGGTCTATCAGCGCACGGCGATGCTGAATGCTTTGGCCGGTCGCAGCCCGGCAGTGACTCGTTACCTCGCGCTGTTCTCCATCTCGCCCGGACGTGGTGGTGGTGGCACGGAGATTGCGATTACACGCAAGGCGGTTGCTTCGACGGATTGGAGCACTCCTGCCGATACGGGAACCAACGTCGAGATTCACAACGTCAATTCGCTCAGTTTTGCCGCAGCGTCGGGCGCAAAGGCCGCTCCGGTCGCCGTGGGCCTGTTTGACGCATCGACTGGTGGAAACCTGCTGGCTTACGGTTGGCTGCCTCCTACGAAGCGTAACGCGATTGCCAATAGTCAGGTCGTTACCCTCGCTCCGGAGGATGTCTGGTTCCAGGACCTGGGCGTCTCTTTCTACGCTAACAGCAACACGTAAGGACGATATGCGCAAGATTGTTTGCGCGCTAGCCACGATGGCTTGCGTCTTTCCTGCCACGGCCGGCGCTGCAACACTTCACGCAACCCCTTCAACGTTCGCTAGCACCTTCAGCGGTGCGGCGGGAGGCGACACCATCCTTCTCGCTTCAGGTTCCTACGGGACCTGGAATGGTGGTGCGAAGTCTTCAATGGTCACTGTGGCCCCCGAGTCCGGGGCAAGCGTCTCTTTTGGCGGTGGCACGTTCGGCTCTACCGTTCGCAATATCACGGTGAAGGGTGTCACGTACACCGGCCCCATCGGCGTTTACCCTGGTACCACGGCACTGAATCTTGTCTTTGACGGGATCACTATGGCGAACGTCGGGCAGGAGGGGCATGAGGGTCGCTTGTCGATCATCGGCGGCGGCACGAATGCTCCGCATTCCAACGGGGTCCAGGTGAAGAACTCCACGTTCGGCCCTGGTGGTTGTAGCGACGGGATTCAGGATTCGTCGAAGGGCACTGAGATTGGTCCCGGCAACACGTTCACGGGGATCACGCAGTCGTGTTCCGCGAGTTCGGCCCATGTCGATTCGATTCAGCCGTACGACTCCAATTACATTCACATCCACGACAACAACTTCGTGGGTGACGAGCAGGGGATCCAGTCTCCGGACGGACTCTCAACCGGCTATCTGATTGAGAACAACGTCATCCAGTTGAGCACCGGTTACCCGTGCATGCACATTGGTGACTCTACCAATGGCACGATCCGCCACAACGTGTGCCGCAACGGTGGGATCCGAGTGTACGGCGGCAATCAGAACACGAACAGCCGCAGCATGGTGATTCAGGACAATGTGGACACCGGCAGCGATGTGTCTGCTTGCACGAGCTGCACCATTGACCACAACCTTCGCACCACCCAGGTGACGTACACGCTTTCTCC